CAGTAGTAGACGAAGATTTATTTGCAAGTGCGGTGGCTGATGCTGCTGCATTGGCAGATCTTCGTTTCGAAGCTGCAAACATCAACACGGCTGGGCAGAAAATGCACGTTCTTGCTGGTGATGCAGTGGATCCTGGTGGGTATTACTATATAGCTGCAACTATGCAAGCTGCTGGTGGTACTGCTGGTGACATGTCTTTTAACATTCATTATGTTATTAACTAGACACTAAAAATTTAAGGACAGTCGTTATGCGGCTGTCCTTAAAGTTATTAAATTATTTATAAGGATTTCAAATGGCAAAAACAGGTTTATATGCAAACATGAACGCTAGAAAAAAAGCTGGCACATCAAGATCAAAATCAAAATCCACTGTATCATCTAAAGCATACAGCAATATGAAAGCTGGTTTTCCAAAAAAGAAAACATTAGTAGGATAATATGACATCAGTAGTAGAAATTTGTAACTCAGCTTTAAATAGTTTGGGTGCAACTAACATCACCGCACTTACAGAAGATTCTAAAAATGCCAGGCTATGTAATCAACGGTATGAACCAATCCGTGATGCAATTTTTAGAACGCATTATTGGAATTGTTTAATCAAACGAGTACAACTAGCAGCTGATACCACGACACCAGCATACGAATTTGCCTATCAATACACGTTACCATCAGACAGTATTCGAGTTATGAAAATTGGTGGTTATCACAATGGCTCATCATCAGACTTAGACAGCGGTCAAAAATTTAAAGTTGAAGGTCGTAAAATTATTACCGATGAAGCTGAAGTATTTTTAACGTATCTAGCTAAAGTTGTAAATCCCCAGGAGTACGACACATTATTAGTTGAAACTATTGGTGCACGATTATGTGCAGAAATAGCTTATGCTATTACGCAATCCACTACTGTTGCAACACAACTACAAGAAATTTATCAAAGCAAACTAAAAGAAGCACGCTTTGTGGATGCTACTGAAGGCACTCCATATAGCCTAGACTCAAGTTCATTTATTAATTCGAGGTTTTAATGGCTAAGACAACTTTTGCCTTTACCAGCTTTGCTGCTGGTGAACTATCTCCACGTTTAGATGGTCGAACTGATTTACAACAGTATTTCAGGGGATGTCGTACTTTAGAAAATATGACAGTACATCCACACGGAGGAGTTTCCAGACGACCAGGTACCGTTTATGCCAGTGAAGTCAAAACCAGTGGTAATTCTACACGACTAATCCCATTTGAATTTTCAACTACACAAACTTACATGATGGAGTTTGGTGATGAGTATGTACGTTTTTTTAAAAACAACGGTATTATTACTGAGTCAGGCAAAACCATTACAGCTATTACTAAAGCTAATCCTGGAGTAGTTACTGCTAACTCTCATGGTTATTCTGCTGGTGATTATGTAATCTTAGCTGGAATTGTTGGCATGACTGAACTTAATGGCCGACAATTTAAAGTAGGTACTGTTGCAACTAACACGTTTCAATTGCTAGATATGGACGGCAATAATTTTAATACCTCAGCCCTAACTACTTATTCTTCAGATGGCACAGCATTTAGAATTTATCAAATTGTATCACCTTACGATAAGGCTGATTTATTTGGATTGAAGTATGCACAATCAGCAGATGTCATGTACATCACTCACCCTAATTATCCCATCAAAAAATTAAGTCGAACTGGTCACACATCGTGGACCTTAGATTCAGTTCTATTAGATACAGGTACTGATTTTACAGTTTCAGCAATTACCAAAGCCAATCCAGGTGTTGTTACTACTTCAGCTAACCATGGATTTGCAGTTGGAGACTTTATAACTTTTAGAAGTATTGGTGGTATGACACAATTGGCTGATAACCTTTTATTTAAAGTTGGTACAATACCAAACGCTACTACGTTTCAATTGCAAAATGCAGCTGGTACAAATGTTAATACTAGTGGCTTTGGAACATTCAGTGCTGGTGGTAGTGATGTGGTAGAACGAGTTAATAACCCAGTATTAAATTATGCCACTGGCAATTATCCAAGCACCGTATCTTTTTTCGAGCAACGTTTAGTCTTTGGAGGTACTGACAACAATCCTCAATCATTATGGTTTAGTAAAGCTGGTGCGTATGAAAACTTTACCACTGGTGTTAATGCCACTGATGCTATGATTTATACCATTGCATCTAACCAAGTAAATGCCATTAGGTTTTTATCTGCTACCAATCAATTATTAATTGGTACTGTTGGTGGTGAGTTCTTAGCTACTTCAGGCAGTGTCAGTGAACCTGTAACCCCAACTAATATTCAAATTACCAAGCAAACTAACTATGGAGCTGCCAATGTGGATGCATTGCAGATTGCCAACGTTACAATGTTTTTACAACGAGCTAAAAGAAAAATTAGAGAGCTAGTCTACAACTATGATGTTGATGGTTATGTAGCACCTGATATGACAATTTTAGCTGAACATATTACTACTGGTGGTTTAATCCAATTTGCGTATCAACAAGAACCTGACAGTATTTTATGGGCTGTAAGAGATGATGGCACTTTACTGGGATTGACTTACCAAAGAAATGAAGAAGTAGTAGCCTGGCATCGACACATCTTAGGCGGCTTTGCTGACACTGGTAAAACAATTGTTCATGCTTTTAAAAGCTGGACCGCTAGTTCTAGTACTGTAAGCACAGCCAACAACACTGTCACAATTAGTTCACACGGCTATAGCACAGGTGATCCTATTTATTATTATGCTACTGCTAATGTTATTGGTGGCTTGCAAACTGACTTATTATATTTTGCTATAGCAACTAACTCCAACACACTTAAATTTGCTACAACCTCAGCTAATGCAACTGCGGGCACGGCTGTTGACATAACAAGTATTACTGGCTCAACAGTGCAGTACATATTTGAAGGTGTAAACATAGCTACTAACGTTTTATATTCAGCAGCCCATGGATTATCTACTGGTGATTATTTTTATTATCGACCAGTTGGAACTAAACTTTCAGGTTTAAGTAAAAATGCTAAATATTTTGTAAAACGAATAGACGACAACCAATTTAAAGTTTCTGCTTCATCCGATCTAAGTACATTTTTAGATTTACAATATGCTGCTTCCAGCAGTGCTACTGAAACTGATTTAATATTAACTGATGCTAAATGTGAATCAATTGGGGTAGTACCAAGTGATGATGGTGAGTATCAATTATGGATGGTGGTTAATCGTTTCGTTAATGGAGCAACTAGAAGAACAGTTGAATATTTAAATGACTTTGATTTTGGTGACACCCAGGACGATGCGTTCTTTATGGATAGTGGCTTAACTTATGACAGTGTGCCTACTACCACGCTATCAGGCCTGGACCATTTAGAAGGTGAAACTGTAACTATCCTGGCAGATGGAGCATCACATGCTGATAAAGTAGTTAGTGGTGGCAATATAACATTAGATCGATCCGCACAAAAAGTGCACGTTGGTTTAGGTTATACATCTCTATTGCAAACATTACGCATTGAAGCTGGTTCAGCTCAAGGTGTGGCACAATCTAAAATTAAAAGAATAAACGAAATAACAATTCGGATGCACAAAACCCTTGGCTTAGAAGTTGGCGGTGATTTAGACAACATGGAAAATATCCCATTTAGATCAAGTAGTGGATTAATGAATGTACCAATTAGTTTATTTTCAGGTGATAAAACTATTGAGTTTAGAGATGATTACAATACGGATGGTCATGTGTTTGTAAGACAAGCACAACCTTTACCATTAACAATATTGGCCATCTATCCTGAAGTTACAGTATATGAAGGATGATAGAAATAATTCCGTTTGAATTTAAGCATGCTAAATTTATAGCTACGCATCAAATGAACGCTGAGATTATTAATGTTAAAGATCGATATTTAAAAAATTTAGAAAGTTTAGTTCAACCTAAAACAAGTTGGACTGGATTAGTTGATGGTAAAATAATAGCAGCTGGTGGCATGGTAGAATTATGGGACCATGTTTACGAAGGCTGGATTATGGCAACGGCAGATATAAAAAATCATCCGATTGCTACTGCAAGAATAATAAAAAGAATATTTAAAAAGCAAATGCCTTTACATGAAGTGCAACGTTTACAAACAACAGTCAAAGCAGATTATGCCATTGGTCATAAATTTGCTGATTGGCTAGGATTAACACAAGAGGGATTAATGAAAAAATATTTAGATGGTAATGATTATTACTTATATGCGAGGACTTACTAATGGCTAGTAGTATATTAAGTGCTGGTGCAAGTGTTCAAGCTGGTAGAGCTGCTGAGAATGATGCCAAAGCTAACCAGCAAATAGCAGAACGTAATGCTGAAAAATTACGCATGGATGCTGAAACGGCTATTAAACTTGGTAAACGAGATGTAAAAATATTTGAATCACAGTTTTCTAGTTTACAAGCACAATCTGAAATGGCGTATTTAAAATCAGGGGTAACATTAGAAGGCACACCATTAGAGCAATTAGAAAGTATGTATGCACAAGCAGAAATGGAAAAAGAAACAATTATGTATAATGCAAAAGTAGATTCAGCTGACAAAATAGAATTAGGCGTTATTGAGCAAATGCAAGGTGCCGCAGCACTTGCTCGTGGAAAAAATGCAAAACGAGCATCTTATTTAAAAGCTGGTTCAACTTTATTACAAGGTGCACAAGATGCCGCAGCAGCTTCAACTACAGGTTCGGCTTCAGATGTTCGTCTTAAAAAAGATATTCAATATCTTGGTAAACATGAAAAAGGTTTTGGTGTTTACAAATGGAATTGGAATAATTTAGCAAAATCTATGGGCATAGATGATCCTACTGTTGGTGTTCTAGCTCAAGAATTAATTAAATATATACCTGAAGCTGTATCAATACATCCTAAAGGATATTTACAAGTCAATTATAGTCTTGTGGTAAAGGAAAATTATCATGGTTAAAATTCCAACATATAATCAACAAACACGAGCTAAAGCTCCTATTAGTCGTTCAAGACCAATGATTGCTAATAGTGGTGCTGACAAAGTTTATGCTGAAATGGCTAATCTTGCTGATACTTACAGTGATATTGCATTAGAAGTAAAAAAGAAAAATCAAAAAATAGCTGATGAACGCAAAAAAATTGAAATACAAGATAGGTATATTAAAGAAACAAAACCTGTATACGATCAATACTCTACCAGCACAGATGTTAAAAATGGAGCTACTAATTATGCCAATGATGTAAAAGGAGTTTCAAATAATATTTACGAAGAAATAAAAACTGACTATCCAGCTTTATCGGAATATTTTAACACTTGGACCGCAGAAAATTCACGAGCTAACTATGTTTCAATCGATAACAAAATTTTATCAAACAACAGAAAACAAGGAGAGCAAGATTTAATTGATAAAGAAAATTTATTGACTAATCAATGGCTAGGTTTTTATTCTGAAGGCAATTCTGTTGGTATTATGCAAGTTGAAGATCAACTGTATGGCAATAATGAAAAAGGTATTAAAGGTACTTTTGATTTGCGTAATGAATTAGGTTTAGATTTAGGTACAATAACTAAAGAGCAATATGATGATAATTTGCAAAACAATATATTATTATTGTCCGCAACAAAATTAGTTGATGACAATATAAATAGATTTAATAAAAATTATGACATGGGTCTATATAATACTTTAGACCCAGCAAAACTTATAGCGTTAAAAGCTAAAGCAGACGGTAAAATTGCTACTGGTAATAATAGAGGTAAAACTGATTTAAAA